TGACAATTACTATGATCTAATCTCCATGGATCAAGTTCCAGTTAGCACTGAAGCCATCTCTCGGGCTTGTGCTGAATGGAAGGATGTTGCCGGCATCCGAATGCGTTCTCAGATGCGAACTGTTAGGTTAATGAAAAAGTCTACTAACAGTGGTTCCCCATACTTTACTAAACGTAACAGGGTTGTTGATGACACATGTCCTGTTGCTATCAAAACACACAACACTCAGGTTATTGGACCAGACCATGACATTTGGGGTAGTTGTGCTGTTTTGGGTTGGCGTGGGCAAGAAGGAGGACCAAAGAAGAGTGATGTTAAACAGAGGGTTGTGTGGATGTTTCCCTTTGCTGTCAACATCGCCGAGCTGCAGGTCTATCAACCTCTAATTGAGGCTATGCAGCATTCTTTGAATCCACATGTTCCTGCTTGGGTTGGCATGGAAGCAGTGGATTTGGCGATCACTAGGATGTTCGATTCCAAAAGTCCCAATGATTTAGTGATTTGCACAGACTTTAGTAAGTTCGACCAACACTTCAACAGAACCTGTCAGGATACTGCGCGCCAGTGCATTGAATTTCTATTTGATAAAGGTTCTTTGGATGAATGGTTAACTACAGTATTCCCCGTAAAGTATAATATACCTCTAGCTTACGATTACGGGATGATTAGAACTGGGCCTCATGGGATGGGTTCTGGTTCCGGTGGCACAAACGCAGATGAGACCTTGACTCATCGGTGTTTTCAACACGAAGCAGCAATTCGTGCTGGACAGGTGCTAAACCCAAATTCACAGTGCCTTGGCGATGACGGTGTCCTAACCTACCCTGGCATAACTGTGGAGGATGTAGTGCAGGCATACTCTAGCCACGGTCAGGAGTGTAATCCTGATAAGCAGTATGCAAGCAAACATGACTGCGTGTACCTAAGACGGTGGCACGATTGCAACTACCGCGTGAATAACGTATGCGTAGGCGTTTACTCAACTACCCGAGCTTTAGGGAGATTGTGTGAACAAGAGAGATATTATGACCCTGAAACATGGGGTTGTAAGATGGTTGCATTGAGACAACTGTCAATACTTGAGAATATCAAGTACCATCCTCTAAAAGAGGAGTTTGTGGACTTTTGCATGAAAGGGGATAAATACAGACTTGGACTGGATATCCCAGGCTTCTTTACTAATCTGGATAAAATAGCACAGGAAGCTATCGACTACATGCCGGATTTCTTGGGTTATACCCGATCACTTACTGGCGACGGTAGCGTCAGGAAAGTGGGTATCTCAGACTGGTGGATAGTAAAATATCTGAAATCCAAAGCTTAATGATCT